ATTTGCTTTGATAACGATGCCAATTCTATTGGTCAAAAGAAAGCAGAGGAAATTACGTCAGCTATTAATAATACAGTTGTTAGATTGCCTTCTATTGTTGGCGACTTCAACGACTTACATCAAGAGCAAGGCTTGGATGTTGTCAGAAATGAAATCTTAGATCGTGGTTTGCCTTTAAAACAATTTAATATCAAGTTTCTCAAAGGCGAGATACCAAAAAGAGAATGGTTGGTAGAAAATTTTATTGAGCTTGGGAAACCAGGAATTATGGCAAGTATTGGTGGTATAGGTAAATCCATGTTGGCATTGGATTTATGCCTAAAAGTTGCTCATGGCTCTGGTTCTTGGTTAGGCAATCCGATTGTAAGTTCTGGTAGTGCAGTTTATCTCAGTAGCGAAGATGACGCTCAAGAGTTACATAGACGAGTCGATTCATTGGATAAAGAAGGCAAAAGGTTTGAAGGGTTAAATGAAGTCTATGCTTTGCCAATACCTAGTATGAAAGAAAGATTGATTGTTTTAGGCGATAACAGTTCACAAGGTTTGCACGTTACTACACAAGGAGATGAATTGATTACTGCCCTAGAAAGCATAGATAATTTAAAGTTGGTGGTGATAGATCCAGTACAAAGTTTCGTAAGTGCCAGTATCAGTAGTTCTAATGAAGCTGGTCAGATGTATGCGAGTTTTTGCGCTAGTATTTCCGCAAGACTAGGCGCTACAGTTTTAAGTATTCATCACATGAGCAAAGCTGGTTTGGTATCTACTGAAGATAACATGACAGCAAGAGCAAGTATTCGTGGCGCAAGTTCACTCGTTGATGCACACAGATTCGCATTAGCGTTGTATTTGAGTTCGGAAGAAGAAGCAGAGCGTTTGTGCTTGCAAAATGGCGTAGAATTTGACAGAACAAGAGTTGTTAGAGCAAGTATGGTTAAGTCAAATAGCGAGATAGATTATTCGGTCAAGACTTTGTTTAGAAAAGACGTTGTGCTTGAGCCGATAGAAGATATAAAAGGGGGTATAAATTGGGATTAAAAGTTTTAAGTTTATTTGATGGTATGAGTTGTGGCCAGTTGGCTTTGCAAAGACTTGGTATTGAAGTTGATACTTACTATGCAAGTGAAATAGATAAGTATGCAATCCAAGTTACACAAGCAAACTTTCCAGAAACAATTCAAGTTGGCGATGTTTGCCAATTAAAAGCAGAAGATTATCAAGAAGTAGATCTGATTTTAGCTGGTAGTCCTTGTCAAGGATTTAGTTTTGCTGGCAAACAATTAGCTTTTGATGATCCACGTTCAGCGTTGTTCTTTGAATTTATTAGATTGTTAAAAGAAATAAAACCTAAGTATTTTCTTTTGGAAAATGTAAAAATGAAGCAACAATTTCAAGATGTTATTACCGAACAAGTATCAGCTTGTTATCCAGACTTTGAAGGTGGCGATTTGTTTGGCAGTCAAATAAAACCTATCTTAATCAATTCAGCTTTACTAAGCGCACAAAATAGACAAAGACTGTATTGGACAAACATACCTAATATAGAACAACCAGAAGATAAAGGCATAGTGTTGAGAGATATTTTAGAAGATAACTTTGATAGCGAAAGAGATAAATCTTATTGCATAGATGCAAACTATTATAAAGGTGCAAGTGTTGAGCAATATAAAAAAAAATCAAGAAGGCAACTTGTAAGCAAACCTAAACAAGTGGGTATCGCTGCAGATATAAAAGGACATGACATACTTAAAAGAGTTTATTCGCCAGATGGTAAATCGCCAACCTTAAACTCAATGGGCGGTGGCAATCGTGAGCCAAAAGTTGTATCTGGTGCCTGGCGAGGTAGATACAAAGAAGATGGTACGACAGAGCAAAAGTTAGAGTTGAATCAAAGTGGTAAGTCTAATAGTTTAACGACTGTGCAAAAAGATAGTGTAGTGGTTAAAGATGTTGTTGAAGAAGAGCGTATTGTCGTTGATAAAGAAAAAAGACAGTTGTTAATCGCAGAAGCTACAAAAAAAGGTTATACAGTTATTGAAGATGGCGATTGCTTTGATATAAATTTTCCTAATTCTAAAACCAGGCGTGGCAGAAATATGAAATATAAGTGCAACGCTTTAACTACAGCTTCGCAAAACTTTATGAGGTTTGAAAACCTATCATGGCGTAAGCTAACGCCTTTGGAGTGTGAAAGATTGCAAACAGTTCCAGATAATTACACAAACCATGTATCGAATACGCAAAGATATAAGATGCTTGGGAATGGGTGGACAGTTGATGTTATTGCTCACATTTTAAATAATATGAAACTATGAAAAAAGAAGAATACGATCCAAACGACCTATCCATAAAGAACGCTTATGCTACTCGCTGGATTTGGTATCACACATTATTAGGGTTATTACTTTTATTCACTAACGCAATCTTAATTTCTATTATGGTAATCCTGGCGGTTAAGTTATGAGCTTTGGGAGAAGAAGAAAGAAAAAGAATCGCAAGGCGGAGAAAGAATATAACGAAGCGTTGTGGAAAGCGTTTCCTAAAAAGAAGGAGAAAGAAGATAATTAATCCATACAAAATAGAGGGCCCAGCATTGATTAGTTTCTCTGGTGGCAGAACGTCTGGCTTCATGTTGAAGCAAATCATTGATGCGCATAAAGGTACTTTGCCAGAGGATGTTTACGTTGTGTTTGCTAATACTGGTAAAGAAATGCCACAAACTTTGGATTTTGTTAGGGATTGTGAGGAGAAATGGGATTGTAAGATACATTGGATTGAGCTTTATGATGTCGATAAAGATGCCAAAGGCGATAATACTGAGGGTTGGATGTTTAAATACAAGCTCGTAGATTATGAGACAGCTAGTAGAAATGGCGAGCCATTTGAGAAACTCATAGCACACTATGGAAAACTACCAAACTCAACAAACAGATTTTGTACTTTTCTTTTAAAACAAAGAGCGATTATTTGGTTTGAAAGGCATCAAGGTTTTAAAAACATGGATCAAGTTATCGGATTAAGGGCAGACGAGCCAAGACGAGTTCATAGAATAAAAGACAGAAATGGTAAGGCGGATTATTTTACGCCTTTATACGATGCCAAAGTCATACAACAAGACATCCAGGAATTTTGGAAAAAGAATAACTTTGATTTAAGTTTACTTGCCACCGATAAACATACTTTGTTTGGTAATTGTGATATGTGTTTTTTAAAAGGCAAAGGACAGTTAATCCAGATGTTAAGTCATAGAGAAGATTTAGCAGATTGGTGGGTAAAGCAAGAAGAAAAAACCAATAAAACTTTTAAGTATGATATTTCATACAAACAAATGATTGAAATTAAAAACGAGAACGATAAACAGTTTGATTTGTTTGCAGACGATGAGAGCGTTGATTGTTTTTGTCACGATTAGGAGAAAGATGAGCAAGATTGATCCAGAACATTATAAGTTTGGCGGTGTTGAATGTATTGATGCTATCAAAAGCAGTCTTAGTCCAGAACAATTTAGAGGGTATCTCAAAGCCAGTATTATTAAATATCTATGGCGGTATGAGAAAAAGAATGGTTTAGAGGATTTAGAAAAGGCAGATTGGTTTTTAAGAAAATTAAGATACGAGGTAGAGAATGAGTAAAGGCGACTGGCCCAGACCTGTAAACAAGAAGAAATTTGACGAAGAATTCGACCGAATCTTTAAGAAAAAGAAGGAGAAGGGTGGCGATTCTAAGGTACTAAATGGCGATTCTAGGGTATAAAGTGGAGAATCTAGGGTACTATTTGGCGATTCTAGGGGACAATATCCATACATATACATATATGTATAGAAAGCGTGTTGCTTTAGGCAACAACGCTTTCTAATTTATTATGTGGTGGGTAGTAGAAGAAATTGAGAATGAAAGCGCTAGTGCGTTCGTGCAAGCGAGCGTAGCGAAGCGCTATCGTTCGTTCGGAGAAGCGAAGAAGATCGTTTGGCAGTGGTATCGTTCGAGCGTGGGGAGAAATGATTTATCTCCAGCTAGTAAGCTCACGCTTTGGGCAATATGCGAAAGGCATAGACTAGAAAC